CAAGCCCAGAGCAGGTATTGAATTTAGTTTTGCCACAAGGCCCAGAAGGCCCACAAGGCCCACAAGGTCCAGCAGGACCAACAACACTAGCCGTTGGTACAACAACAACTGGTGCAGCTGGCACAAATGCTTCAGTTACAAATTCAGGAACATCTACAGAAGCTGTATTTAATTTTACTATTCCACGTGGAGCAACAGGTGCGACTGGGCCTCAAGGCCCTCAAGGTATACCTGGATCAAGTGCGACTATTGATCCAGTTCCAACAACTATTAGTTTGAATATCCCAACAACATCAGGTTACGGAGTAAACTCAAACTGGTATCCGCTGGCAAATAATCTATATTCAATTGGTCAGCCCATCGACGCTGGCTCTGGAGTTTCTTCAAACAGATTTTGGAAAACAATATATTCTAATACTGGAACAATTAATACATCAGACATAAGACTAAAGACAAGCGTGTCAGAATCAGTTCTTGGGCTTGACTTTATTAATAAACTAAATCCAGTAAGTTATAAATTTATTGAAGGAAGCAAAGAAGTTGTTGATGGAGACATAGTTTCGTTGCCTGGATCCAGGACACATTATGGCCTAATAGCTCAAGAAGTAAAAGAAGTTCTGGATGAATCTGGAGTAGATTTTGCTGGCTGGGTACTTTTGGATAAAGATGATGAAAATTCTGAGCAGGCACTAAGATATGAAGAATTTATATCGCCACTTATTAAAGCAGTACAAGAACTTACAGCGAGAGTTAAAGTACTAGAAGAGCAGTAAGACATGTCATATAAATATACTGTCTTAAATGATAACCCACTAGCTTTCTTTTTATTGGATGAAGTTCGTTCTGGAGAAGCTGGTTCTTATACAGGCTTAAAATCTATTTATGCTACTTATCAAGATTTAAAAGATAATGGAATATCTTATGCTGCAGTTAGTGGCCTCCCAATTATTGATTATTCTGGAAATGCCATGGAAGGATATGCAATTAATTCTTCTGAAATAGAAGTTCTTCCAATAATAGGGGCGGGAGTCAGAGGAACTGAAATTAATGAATATTCTGACATAAACCTAAAAGCATTAGGTATTGCAACTAGTAAAAAACCAGATAGCCCATTTTCAATTGAAGCATGGTTTAGTCCAAGCTCGGATGATATAAATGAGTATTTAATAGTAGGAGACGTAGAAAATCAAATAGGATTATTTTATGAAAATGAAAATGTTTTGTTTAGATGTGGATCTGAGCATTATGTAAACCATAAAGTACCTAAAATACAGGCCATGCATATAGTTGGATCCTACTCAAAAAATACATTATCTCTATTTATTAACGGGATACTTGTAGCAGAAAAAGATATATATGGATCAATTAAATTTTCTAATGAATTATTAAGCATAAAAATTGGACCAGCGAATGCTGGCAAAAGATTTATAGTTGATTCAATTGCGATATATGATTATGAGCTTACAGAATCTATATGCTTAAAGCATTATAAGATAGGACACAAAGAAACTAAGTATGCTCAAATTGTTTACCCCGATAATGGAATATTATTCTCGATAAATTCTCTTACAGTAAAGCCTTCAGCTTCATTTAGATATCCTGGGAATAAAGCACTTTCTGAAATGGTGGCAGGGGATGCGTATTACAATACAGGATTTAATAGAATAGAGTTTGAAAAAACCGAATCTGCAGAAAGCAAGTCGTATTTATATGAGGATAGGATATACATACCAAATCCAGAAACAGTTGTTTCGTCTAGAATATCTTATGGACAAGATGTTAATAATATAACGGTAGAGGTAAGCATTCCAGGTCAGCCATGGATTGCTTGTACCAATAATGCTCCAGTCCCATACTTTAATAAAAATCAAAACTTTAATAGTCCCATTTTAGATTTTAGAGTAACTATGAGTACAGACGACTCCTCTTTTGATCTACCATACTTCAATATGCTTGAGATAGACATGTACTCAAATAAAGATTTTTACTCTGACAACTCTGGGGCAAAGATATACTCTGATTACGACTATTCTATGGGATACTATAACTATCCAGTTAGAATGCAGAATAAGTATAATGGCTTGTCTATGATTGATGGCCACGGATTTTCTGTTGATTTGCCAATTAGCCCTAAAACTATAGAGTTATTTTTTACTCCAAGAGGAACCAGTAATATACTATTTTCTTCAGACTCATCCCAGCTTGCTTGGTCGGCAAATGGGGTTATTTCTAAAAATGGAATTAATGCAATATACGTTAATGGGATTGACAGAACAAGTCAAACAAATATTAGCACCTTCTTTTTGCCAGATGTATCACACCACGTAATAATAGTTTTGTCTGAATCTGCTGATAATATTAAGTTTAACCAAAATCAGTCTGGCTCAGAATATGGTACATCAAGCACATATAACAATATAGCTTTTTACGAAAATGATTTTACAGCAGAGCAGGCAAGCAATCACTATAGACTTTATTGCTCAGATAACTCGTTTTCTATAAATGACACAGGCATGACAGTCTCTGAAAGCGGCTCTGGCGCTGACGGGACACCTAACTTCGTAAGATCTTTTGACTAAATCTAGTACAAAATATATAAAACTTGGCTTTTGTAGGTACAGAAGCTGGACTTTTGCTAAGAACAATGGTAAACTATTTAACATATGGACATCTTAAATCAAAAAAGTCAGATCATCGAGGAAACCACACTCGGAATATACGTATGGGAAATGCCAGACGGACGATGGATTGGTGACGATGATGGTAACTTTCTTTCTATAACTTCTAAAAAGGGAAACCGTTCTAGAATGGCGGCTCTTGCAGATGCAGTCAGACACTATGGCATTTATGAAGGACAGCCAAAGTTCTTGCCTGGCAGAAGAAAGATAGATGACGAAGAATTTGAGTATCAAAATCAAAGACTTAAATGGGGATTAACACCAGATCCTTTAGATATTGGCGAATATAAAGATTCAGTATTAAGAGGAGGAGCTGTCAAATGACACAGTTTCTAGAAGATGGACCAGGAGATACATACGAGGTATCTGTAAAAAATAGTTCTGATCTATTCTCATTTAAAAAAGAAAAAGAGCACATTGATCCATTTGCAATTGGCATAGATGAACTTAAAAAAGTAAGAGGTTTAGGCACAAACTTTAAGAGAAAAGTAAATAGAGATTTTGCAAAATCTTTTACTGGCAAAGATGGTGCTTCTACACAACAAAATCTTTTACAGCAAGCAGTAACTGGGTATGCTATGTTTGACCTTGTTCAACCAATATATAATTTAGAGTACCTTTCTCAAATCTATGAAGTTTCTACATATAATTATGCAGCTATTAATGCAAAGGTTGCAAATATAGTTGGTCTTGGTTATTCTTTTATGGAAACAAGAAAGACTAATGACGCTATCGATGCAATAACAGATGACAAACAATTAGAAAGAGCACGTAGAAAACTAAATAAACTTAAGCAAGATTTGCAAGACTGGTTAGACTCAACAAATGATGAAGATACATTTACAGAAACATTAATTAAGGTTTACACCGACCTAGAGGCTACAGGTAACGGCTATATTGAAATTGGAAGAACTACAGCTGGAGACATTGGGTATATTGGTCACATACCTGCAAAGACAATGCGTGTCAGAAGACTTCGTGACGGATTTATGCAATTGCTTTATGGCAAGGCAGTATTTTTTAGAAATTTTGGAGATACAGAAACTCCAAATCCAATTGGTGATGTAGAAGACAGACCAAATGAAATTATTCATTTAAAAAAGTATACACCTATGAATAATTATTATGGAATCCCAGATATTGTTGCTGCTCAAATGGCTTTAGCTGGAAATGAGTTTGCTGGTAGATATAACCTGGACTACTTTGAAAATAAGGCGGTCCCAAGATATATTATTACAGTAAAGGGTGCAAAACTTTCACCAGAATCAGAAAGAAAACTTCTTGAATTTTTCCAAGTTGGACTAAAGGGGAAGAACCATAGATCACTCTATATACCGCTTCCAGCCGATACACCAGACAACAAAGTTGAATTTAAAATGGAGCCAGTTGAAGCTGGTGCTCAAGAGTCATCATTTAATATTTATAGACAGTCAAATAGAGACGAAATCCTCTTGGCCCATAGAGTTCCTATTAATAAAATTGGAGTTCCAGAGGGTGTGTCTTTGGCAAATGCTAGAGACGCAGATAAAACATTTAAAGAGCAAGTTTGCCGACCAGCTCAAATGAGATTAGAAAAAAGAATTAATTCAATTATTGAAGAAAAGACAGACGCTCTAAAAATTAAATTCGAGGAGCTAACTCTTACAGATGAAGATACCCAGTCACAAATAGACGAAAGATATCTGAGAATGCAGGTAATTACTCCTAATGAAGTTAGAATTAAAAAGGGAATGATTCCTGTTGAGGGCGGAGATGAAATGGTTGAATTAAAGCCACAGCAGGCAGCTGATCAAAAAGCCACTGCTGGCAAAACTAGAGCCAGAGATTCTCAAAGATCTGCTGCCTCTTCCGATAAAGTCGGAGAAGGCAGAAATGCAAAAGGTGATGGGAAAAGGGTTGACTAAACCTAATCAACTGCTATTTGCATTTTTAGATAGACACGTATAAAATTAAGCATATGAACATTGAAAAAGCTCAGTGGTCCTCCGACGGCCAAAACATTCATTTAGCTGTCCCTTTCACAAAAGTGAATAGGGAAAATAGAACTGTTTCTGGATTTGCTACATTAGACAATGTAGATCAAACAGGAGACGTAGTTACCGCAGAAGCAAGCATCAAAGCATTTGAAAATTTTAGAGGAAACCTTAGAGAGATGCATCAGCCACTTGCAGTTGGCAAAGTTGTTTCTTTTAAACCAGAAACATACTATGACCAAAAATCTCAAACTTTTTACAATGGCGTTTACGTAACATCATACATTTCAAAGGGTGCACAAGATACTTGGGAAAAAGTTCTTGATGGTACTCTTTCTGGTTTTTCAATTGGCGGAAAAATTAAAGACTCAGACAACGAAGTTAATAAAGCAACAGGAGAAGCAATTAGATTTATCAAAGAATATGATCTTGTAGAATTATCAATTGTAGATTCTCCAGCAAACGAAATGTGCAACATTGTTTCAATTGAAAAAATGAATGGTCAACTTATTTTTAAGGGTATGGCTGCAGATGTAGTTACAGAAAATATTTTTTATTGCGAAGAAAGCGACTCTGTTTTTATCTCAACAGACAAGACATACTCTTCTCCAGTTACTGGGAAAGAAGCTACGCTAATTGGCTGGGTTGAAAGCTCAGACATAAACAAATCAAAAGAGATAGATAAGATTCTTGCTTCATTTAAGAAGTCAAGAGTTCCGTTGCCTGCAACACAAACAATAGCAAAACAGGCAAACGTACAAGGAGGTAATGAAGTGGAAAAACTAAACGTAAAAGCTGAAGAGCCAGCAGTTGTAGAAGCAACACCAGTTGCAGAAGCACCAGCTGTAGAAGAAGCAATCGTTGAAGAGACCGCAGTGGCATCTGATGCTCCTGTTGTTGAAGATGCACCAGCTGCTGCTGAGTCAGCAGAAGATGCAGACTCTGCTTCTGTAGATGTCTTTAAGTCGGTTGATGCTCCTCAAGCAGATGCTGCAGTAGAAGTTGAAGAGCCTGATTTTGCAAAAATGTTAGTAGACCTAAAGGGATTCTTTGCAGATACTCTTAGCAAGGCTACAGAGGCAAATGCAGTACAGGTTTCAGAAATCAAAGAAACTGTGGAGACTTTTAGCAAGGGCGTAAATGCTCAGATTACAGAGTTAGCAGAAAAGCACAGCGCACTTAGTGCAGCTGTAACAGAAATAAAGAGCACCATTGATGGTGTTCAAAAGCGTGTAGATGCCGTAGAAGGCGATACAGCAATTAAGAAGTCCTCAGACCTCGGCGGGTCTGTGGTAGCAACAACAAAAAAATCAACATGGAACGGTTCTTTCCTCGGTTCCGTAAACGAAATATTTAACTAGGGTAGGTGAAATTATAATGAGTAATGAAACATTAGAGAAAGCAATCGCAGCTGGAACAACAGCTACAGGTACTTTCGCATCAACAACTGGTGGAGAAGGCATTCACACTGCGTCTGAAAATGGCAACGGTGGTCTTCTTAACCCAGAGCAATCAGCTCGCTTCCTAGACTATATGTTCGACGCAACCGTAATTGGTAAGGTCGCACGTACTGTCAGAATGAAGTCAGACACAACAGAAATCGACAGAGTCGGCGTTGGCGAGAAGCTTATGAAGCTCGCTACAGAAGGTGACAATACTGCATCAAACGCAGCTGTTACATTCTCAAAGATCTCTCTCACAACAAAGAAGCTTCGTCTCGACTGGGAGCTCTCAACAGAGTCACTAGAAGACAACATCGAAGGTCCAGATCTAGAAGACCACATCGCACGAATGATGGCTACACAGGCTGGAAATGACATCGAAGATGTTCTTCTTAATGGTAACGAATCACTTTCATCAGATGCGCTTTACAAGGCATTTGACGGTGTAGTAAAGAAGTCTAAGGCTAACGGTCACGTAGTTGACGCAGCTGGTGCTGGACTTTCACGTGCTGTATTTAACTCAGCACTTAAGGCACTCCCACGTAAGTACAAGCAACGTCGTACAGACCTTCGCTTCCTTGCAGGATCAAACTTGATCCAGGATTACCTATACTCAACATCACAAAATATTCAGAATGTTAACCCACAGGATATTGCTTCAGGCATCATCCGTGGTGAAGTTGCACCTGTTTCAGGTCCAGCAGGCTACGTAGCCCCATACGCATTCGGTATTCCAATTGTTGAAGTTCCACTACTTCCAGAGACACAAACTGGAGATTACGCAAATGCAACTGGCTCACACGGTGACGTCCACTTGACATTCCCTAATAACGTTGTTATTGGTGTAAAGCGTGACGTAACAGTTTACCGCTTCTTCTGGCCACGTAAGGACTCAATCGAGTACACAATGTATACTCGTGTTGGCGTTCAAATCGAGCAGGCAGACGCTTGGGTAGTTGTTAAGAACGTTAAGGTTGCTTCCTAATTAGGAATTAATCTAAGAGAGGCCCCCAATTAATTTTGGGGGCTTTTCATTTTAATTATACAATGCTATAATGGTTTTACCTAGAAAAAGGAGTAATAAATGTCTTTTGACACATTAAAGGTCGCAGAACTAAAATCAATTGCAGAAGAGTTCGCAGTTGAAACAGAAGGCCTCAAGAACAAGCAAGACATAATTGCAGCTCTCGCAGAAGAAGGCGTGACATATGCGGTTTATGAAAAAACGCTTAAAGATTTAGAGGATGCAAAAGAAGAGATTGAAATCCTTCCAGTATTTGATCCAAAGGCAGAACGCACAGAAGATACAGTATTGGTTATGATGACAAGAGCAAACTTTAGATACGATATTATGGGATATACTTTTACAAGAGAGCACCCATTTGTAGCAATGCATAAAGATGCTGCTCAGCAAATTTTTGATAAAGAGGAGGGGTTTCGTTTAGCCACACCAAAAGAAGTACAGGATTATTACGGCTAATCTTAATCACATAAAATGGAAATTATAGTAGGAACAAATGCCCCAGTAAAGCAAAGAGTCTTTTGGAAGGGTGGTATAGCCAAAGCAGATTCTCTGCCCATGGTTAAGTTCTACGACGTAACAGAAGATCCAGCACTTGATCCTTCTATAAATCCAGAAACTGTTTTAGAGACTCAAGAAGCAGAAGAGTCAGAGACAGACTTTGGAGTTTATAGCGTATACCCTCCATTGTCTCTTACAGATAGACCAAGATCATTAAAGCTAGTCTGGGAGTATGAGGTCGACGGTGAGTCTGTATCAAAAGAGCACAAGATATTTGTAGTCAAGCCATATGCTGATTTGACTCAAGCAGCAGAAGCTTTGGGATTTGGATTTGACCAATCAGACCCAAACTATAGAACATTTGCTGACCTAGTAGCCGCAGAAAGATATGCTAGAAAACTAATTGAAAATTATACTGGACAGCAGTTTCATTTATACGACGACGTGAATGTTGTTTATTCGACTGGGTCAGATACACTACCACTACCATATAAAATAAACCAGCTACATGAATTATATTTAAATGACATGCTGCTGGTTGATAACATAAATGGAATAAATAATTTAGCTATGCCAGTTACAATATCTGAGAGCGGATTTGGATTAAAGGTTGACAGATCAAATGCTTTAGACAATGTTGTTTACTATGCAAATGGAATGATTCCTCCAAGCATTAACGATAGCGGTAGAGGCATATTTATTAATGGTGGCACTTATAGAGTTGCTGGTCGCTATGGCTGGGAGCATGTGCCAGACGAAGTAGAACTTGCATCGATTGAGTTAATGAGAGACTTTTTCTCTAAAGACAAAGAATGGCGCAATAAGTATATCAAGAGCATACAGACATTTGACTGGCAGTTTCAATATGATACATCAGCATTTTCTGGCACTGGGAATAATTATGCCGACCAGCTATTGCTTCCATACGTCACAAATAAGATGGTAGTAATTTAATATGAACAACTTGGTAGATTCTATTTTTAATATGAAGGTAGACGTATATATTCAAGAAGATTACCAAGACCAAAATACTGGAGCTATAAAAAAGTCTTGGATTTATAGCAAGACTATTCCGTGCTTTGCTAAAGGAATGATATCTAACTCTTCTTCAACAAGAAGTGGAGATAGCCAAACTTTATCGGCCAGATACACAGATAAGCAAACCATAGAAATTAGAACACAGTCTAGATTGACGTATAGACAAAAGATAGCCAACATTAGAGATTCTTCTGGAAATGTAATATGGTTTGAACTAAACTACCCAAATGACACACCAACTGTATTTGAAATAGTAAGCTCCACACCAATCACAGATCCTTTTGGAACACTTATGGCATATAACTCAATTGCCAAAAGGTCGGAGAATCAGATAATTGGAGACTAACGGAGTAGCATTATTACAGGCAGCATCTGGACTAGAAAGATTAATGGTTGGTGTGCCTTCTGGAGTTCTTAAAGATAGCAATGTAGCACAGATATCGGCATTCTTGTATTATCAGGCAAATGTCGCTGCTAAATTAACTTCAAACAAAGCCTTTCAAAAACTTTTTAAAACAACATTATTTAATCAGATAGAAAAAGACTTTGGACTATTTATTGATTCACAGGCTAGAACAAAACCAAAATCATTGCACCATGTTTATGAGTGGAAAAAGGTTGGCCAGCAATCAAGTAGACTTTTTAAGCTAAATAGATTAGATGCTGCTGGACTATCATTTAAGATAAACTATGAGCTGAAGATATCAAAAACTTCAGTGCCTACAAAAAATAGAAAGCAAACAAGCAGGTACGTATTTGCTAATAAGGCTTCTGTAATGGAAAAAGGCATGCCAATAGTTATACGACCAAAGTCCGCAGAGAGACTGGTTTTTGAGATTGACGGGCAGGCTGTCTTTATGCCAAAAGGTAAGTCTGTTATAGTAAAAAGTCCTGGAGGAAGAGCATCAACAAATCAATTTGATTTGGCATATAGCAGATATTTTAGCGGACCTTTAGTTTCTAGTTCAATTAAAGCCTCTGGGTTCCAAAATATATTTGGCGCTAGATTTGAAAGTGCTATGAGGGTTCCATCTTCTATATCTAAGGTGCGTTATGCATTTAGTCCAGGTACAATTAGATTGCAAGCAGATGCAGCATTAACTGAACAATTTGGAGGGGTAGCGTAATGACTAACTATAATATAGACGCAATGTATGAGATCAGAAAGCATTTATGGCAAGAGCTAATACTAAATAGCTTAGTTGACCCTAACTCATACTATAGTGATAATCTAGGAGAATCAATCATCCCTATTATCCCTGTGCAGCAAGCCCCAGAGCTGAATCAATTTTTGAGTGGCAAGACACATATTGTATATGATAAGATAGGTAGCACATATGAAGAAAACTGGATGATATGCTGTGAAAAAATATCATTTACTATTTATTCTATAGACCATGCCGAAATTAATGCTATTCGGAATATGATGATGGATGTCTTTAGAAGAATGGACGATTCTGCTAGAGACCTAAATAGATCAAAAACTACAGACAAGATTATATTCCACAACACCCTGATAGTTGATATGTCTCCTACAGAGCCGTCTGAAGAGCTAGCAGGGTTTCTAGCAGCAGATGTCATATTAGAGGTCAAGTACTCTAGGGTGGTAGGCCCAGACGGCAGATTCGAATAGTTTGCCTTTTAGTTGATTGTAAGATAAACTTATACCAAGAGGAAAAGAGCCTAGCCAGCTTAATTTAAAGTAAGTCAATATATATATATTTATTTAACGGAGGTTTTACAACATGGCACAAAACGTAGGTAATGCTAAAAATATTCTCGTTGGTGCGTCACCATTGTTTATTTCAAACATTGACGTAACAGATGCAGATTATGTGCAGAACGCAGAACCAGGCGCAGGCGATTACGCTTACGAGTCTGGTGTTTCTTTTACAAAGACGCTTAACGATATCGACCAGACAGCTGGTACATTTGGATATCGTAACGTAGGTTACACAAATAACGGTCTTCAGGTTACATACAACCCATCATACGGTTCAGTAACAGTTGATCAGCTTCTTGATACAGCAAAGCTTTTCAAGGAGTCAATGGAAGTTATGATCGCAACAGAAATGGCAGAAGGTACTCTTGAGAACGTTCTTGCTGTATTCGGTCAGCGCTCAACAACACTTACTTCAGCAGGAACAGGTGTCACAGCAACCGATAAGCTCGGTCTTGCTGGTGGTGCACTTGGTGAGGCTCCAACAGAGCGTCAGCTTATTGCAGTAGGTCAGGCACCAACATCAGAGGCAACAGCAACTGAGCGTGTATATTATGCACGTCGTGTTCTTTCTGTACAACAGTCACAGTTCTCTTTGGCTCGTAACGCAGCATCAACATTCCCAGTTACATTCCGTTTGCTTCCATCAGGTGACTCAGCAAACGCAGGTCAGGAATACGGATTTATCGTAGACCGTGTTCTTGCAATATAATTAATTCTATTAATTAATAAAACCCCCCTAAGAAATTAGGGGGGTTTTAGCATTGTATTGGTATTTCTGATATGATACAATAATTAAGAGATATCCTAGGAGGATTAAATTGGCAACAACAGTATATGATGTAGAAGAGATTCAACTACAGAATGGCGCAACAGTAAAGCTAAAGCCTTTAACAATTAAAGAGCTTAGAAAGTTTATGGCCGCTATCAGCAAGACTGCAGAAGTTACTACAGAAGATGAGACCTTAACTATCCTTATTGATGCTTGTGCAGTAGCACTAGAAAAGCAACTTCCAGAATTGGTAGCAGATAGAGACGCATTTGAGGACGTATTAGATGTACCAACAATTAATCGTATCCTTGAAGTTTGCGGTGGCATTAAGATGGATGATCCAAATTTGCTAGCAGCAGCGGTTCTAGCTGGTCAGAACTAGATCTAGCTGCATTAGAAGGAGAAGTATTTCTGATAGGAAACTATAAGAATTACGAAGAGCTGGAAGACAATCTTTCAATGCCAGAGTTGATTCAAACCTTCTCGGCAATGCAAAAGACTGAATCTGAAAAAAGAAAGTTTCTGGCTTCCATACAAGGCATAGAGCTTGACGGTGGAGAACAAGAAGAAAGCAAGAGCTTTGAAGATGTAAGAAGAAAAGCTCTTGGAATAACTGCAGATGCATCTGATGTTGTTTCGTTACAGGGTCAGTTTGCATCAGAAGCAGGGTTTGGTATCGGAGCAGGACTCGGATACAAAAAGGAGTAAAAGTTGGCAGATCAAAATATAGTAACCAACATAACTGCTACGGCTAATTTTTCTAGCCTAACAGCGCAGTTACAGGCGGTTACTTCCCAACTCCTAAAACTCCAAGCAACAACAATTGGTTTAAATAAAAATCTAACTAGCCAGGTTGGAGTCATGAATCGTCAGTTTGACGAAACCATGCGCTCCACTGGCCAGTTTGCTAGACACTTTGTAACATTAAATTCAGACGTATCTAAGTTTGGCCAAAACCTAGACAGCGGAAGAATGAAGCTTGGTGAGTACTACAGAACCTGGCAAGGACATACAAAGAAGACTAGTTCATTAGTTAGAGATTTAGCTAAACAGCAGGTAATGCTTGAGAATGCAATAATACAACCATTGGGCAAAAATGCTCAAGGATTAATGCAGTACAATGTAATGGTTCAGTCTGGCCTAGACGCAACAAAGAACAAGTCGGCGCTTCTAAGACAAGAGCTTTCTATCATGAATAAGGTTATGAATGATGGAGCCAATCAATTAATTAACTGGGGTAAAAATACACAGTGGGCTGGTAGACAACTTACAGTAGGTCTAACTGTACCACTTGCAGCATTTGGTATGGCCGCTGCAAAGGCATTTAGACAAGCAGACGAAGAGCTTGTAAGACTGACAAAGGTTTATGGCGGACTTACTCAAACATCTTCAGAAGATTTGCTTAAGGTAAGAAAAGATGTTGCTGCACTATCTAGAGAATTAGCATCTGGATTAGGCGCAAACTTTAATGAAACAATTGCTTTAGCCGCAGATATTGCTGCCACAGGAAAGCAAGGCACTGAGCTTTTAGATTCAACTAGACAAACAACAAGACTTGCGGTGCTTGGTGAAGTTGATAGAATCAATTGATTTTCTTAACGCAGTTGAAAACCAGACATCGACAAGCCTTGCAGATTTAGTTGAGGCAATTCCTAAAGCTGGCCCAGTAGTAAAGGCACTTGGCGGAGACGTACAAGATCTTGCACTTTATTTGACAGCAATGAGAGAAGGCGGAATTAATGCTTCAGAAGGAGCAAATGCGCTCAAGTCAGCATTAGCATCTATTATTAATCCAACCAAGGTTGCCAGAGAACAGTTCATGGGATTTGGTATAGATTTAGCAGGTATCGTAGATAAAAATGCTGGAAACTTAACTGGAACAGTTATGGCGCTTAAAGATTCTTTAGATGCATTACAGCCATTGCAAAGAGCAAGAGCTATCGAGCAGTTATTTGGTAAGTTCCAGTTTGCAAGAATTAATGCACTGTTTGAAAATCTTGGTAAAGAAGGAAGCCAGACCCTACAGGTATTAGACCTGATGAAAGCAAGTACACAAGATCTTGCAAGTATATCTGAGCGAGAATTAACTGCGATGACAGAGTCTGCATCTGGTAAATACAGGAGAGCCCTTGAGTCCGTAAAGGCTGACCTTGCAGTAATTGGAGAGCAGTTCTTAAAAGTTGGAACATTTGTATTAAATGCAATAGACGGAATTATTAAATTTATTGGAAATCTACCAGGACCGATTAAAGCAGTATTAGGATTTATTGGAAGCCTAACAGCAATTGCTGGCCCAATTATTATGTTGACTGGTGTACTAGCAAACTTCTTTGGGTATATTGTAAAAGGTATATTTGCGCTTAAAAATATTGGCAAGGGCGGAACAGGCTTTAAGCTATTAACACCAGAATTAATGGCAGCAGCTTCTGCTGCTGAAAATGTAGAGCAATCATTTTATAGCGATACAAAAGCAGCTGCTACTTTCTCAGACGCAGTTCTCACACTAGCATCATCATTTGAAAAGCTAAGACAAAATGCAATGTCTGCAACAATTGCAACTTCTAACAGTATGTCAACAGTAGCTGGTAATACAGTAATGCCAGGCGGAGGAAGAATTGTAGATAAGAGTAACCCTCTAGTAGGAAGAGCCTACTCAAGAGATATGTCACATATGATCCCAACAGGATCAAAAACTCCACAACAAAGAGCAGACGAGACAATATTCTCTACGGTTCCTGGACCAAAGCCAGTAAATCAAAGACTTTCAAATTCACCTCAGACATACATGAATGATGATCTACCAAGAATTAATGGTCTTACATCAGCAAACGGAGTATCAAATGGCGTAGTTGCAGCAGAAGCTGCTAAATGGCATTCAATGACCGCAGCGCTTGCAATGCAATCAAAGGCAGAAATTGCACAGCTAAAAACTGAGATAGCAGCAACTGGCACTATAACATCCTCATTATCAGAATCCTATAATGCGCTGCTTCCACAGATGACAAAAATAACATCTATGGCAGCAGATGAGACTGCACTAATTGTAAAGCAGTTACAGGCTGGCAAGATTACAGTAGAGGCAGCAAGGTCTCAAATATTTGCACTAAATGCACAAGTAGAGACCATGATGGCCCAAACAGCACAGGGTATTGCTACAGCACAAGCTAGAAATATTAGTCTTACAACAGTTCCACTGACAACACAACCAGTTGTTAGTGCAGCTGGAAAGTCAAATATGAAAGAGCTTTTTCATAAAACAGAAACATCTAAGTTAATAGATTCAATTGCACGTGGACTTGGAGTAAGAACTTCTGGTGCTGGATATAGCATGCAGACCACAATACCTAGAAGATACAATGATGGTGGAAAAGTAGAATCATTTGGGCCAAACAAAACTCAGGTTTCTGGTCCTGCATCTGTATCTTACGACGATAGATTAGGAACAGTTCCAGTAGGTGGATATGTTTTAAACCAGCAAGCCTCACTTGACCCAAGAAATGCTGCACTTGTAGCAGCAGCACCTTCTACCTATAAGAATAATGGCGGAGAAATAACTGCAATGCTTACTCCAAAGGAAACAGTCTTTGGCCCAGGCATTCAAGATAACCCAGCACTATATGCAGCGGTTGATGCAGCTAATAATGGAAGACCCGTACCAGGGCATATGCGTGGCGGAAAGATTAGCTTGTCAAGACCAAATTATGGAGTAGTTAATCCAGCAGTTATGACAAAAATACTAGGACAGCTTTTTAGAAGGAATCCAAAACTCTCTAGAGAGATGCTACTTGGCAGAGGAATGTCTTTGTCAGGAGCAGAAGCTAGGGCATATCAGGAAAGCGTATTTGGCTCAGCGCTAAGATCATCTTCTAAGGAATTAAGTAGACAGTATTACTATGTAGGAAACTGGGGAGGAAGATTAAGGGCCAGTGTAAACACAGCTCTAGCTCATGGCGCTGCTAAAAAAGCAGATATAGTTAGTGACTTGATGAATGGAACATCTCAACAAGCACTTCCTTCATTGACAAGATTCCTTCAGGTAAATAAAATTGGTCCTGATAAAATACAGCAGCTTACTGATCGTGCTAGAGCAAACATAGTATCTGGTCTAAGTGGAACTGGAAAAATTGGAGAGGCTGAATGGTCTAGGCTTCAGCATAAAGAGTATTTAGATATAGCCAAAGAGCTTCGCTTAAAGAAAGAATATTTAGAAAGCTTAAATATTCCAGGACAAAGAAGAGCACATTCAACTGATCCAGCAGCTAGAGGTATACAGGCAGAAACTGCACTAAATCCATATGGCACATCCGATCTAGATAAACTAATTGCAGCAAATGATGCCAACGGCACAAGATACATGGGGTCATACCGTAATTATGGAATAGAAAAAATTAATGGTGAAGCTACTGCATTAGCACACATGATGCCAGGATATAATGTCGGCGGACGGATTGTAAGAAATAAGGGCAACTATGGAATAATGAATAGCAATGCTTTTATATCAAAGAATCCAAATCTTTTTAATAATTCAATAAAGAACCAAATAAGCTGGAGAAACTGGGCAAAAGATGGAGTCAGCCCAGAGATAGAAAAACAGTTAGCCAAAAAATTTGAAGCATATCCTAATGGGCAAATGCCCACACAATATAATCCTTTAAAGCCTGCTGGCAGATTCCCAATGCCACGTCCTTATTATCAGGACATAGTAAATGATGATCCATTGCATGGCCCATTGCAAATTGGTAGATACCAAGCCCCAATGCATATTAGAAATGTATTACAGGGTGCACGTGTAAGATATAGCGGAACAGGATATCACAAGCAAGACACCAGACCAGCTTTTGTCACAGGCGACCTAGAGTCAAGAGCTAAAACTGCATTATTTAATTATATGCAGGGTGACTATGCTGCAATAAATGATCCAGCAGTGCAGGCGTATCTGTCTACGCTTAGAACTAAATTTACTGGCACACTACATAGAGGCGTAAGAAATATTAATTCCTTGCCTCCAGTAATTAGCGACTTGGTAAGACAAGGCAAATGGTCAGAGCTTGTAGGCAAAGAATTTATTATGCGTCGCTCTTCATGGAGCAAAAACCCAGAAACTGCAGAAGGCTTTGGTCAATTGCAGATGGTTGCATCTGTTAAGAATAGAAATGCAGTACCAGCTTCTGAAATTTTCCCAGATCTAACATTCCAGTCTCCACAAGGCCCTGTTTCTGTAAACGAAAGCGAAGTTTACATGGGAGGAAAGTTTAGGGTAGTTGCTGCAAGCAAGAATAGATTAAAGTTACAGGCGGTAATAGATGCTGCTCGTGAAAATGGAGGCCCAGTAAATGCTGGAAGACCTTACCTTGTTGGTGAAAAGGGCCCAGAGCTGTTTGTTCCAAAAAATTCTGGTGGCATAATCCCTGCGTATCAAATTGGTGGACTTATTAGTCGTGGTAAAAAAGCATATGGCCTAAGTGGCAATCCAGCAAAACGTGCAGAACAACTTGCAGCGCAAGCAGCTCGTGCAGCTTCATATCAATCTTCTCCAATTCAACAGCCAGTATATAAAGAGGGCCCATTATCTGTAGTTAGAACAACTATAGTTGGTAATGGTGGTGTAAGAACAAATGCTTATGGCCTTCAAGGGTCTTTCCCTTATGCGCCAGGATTAAAGCTGCCACTACAAAGGGCTAACATAGCAATAGATTCAGCATTCTCATCTATCTCTAATGGACTTAAAACTGCTTCTACAAAATTAATAACAAGCACTAAAATTGCAGCTTCAGATATATCAGCAAGTATAAGTTCGCTTGGAACTAAGATAAAGGATTCAGGATACAGAACCGCTGGAATGATACAAAATCGTAAAAATGTAATTGGAGAACAAAAAACAATAGCAGCTAATGCTCCAGGAGCAATTTTTAACCCAGCGTACATAGATAGACGTGGCAACGAAGTGCCAGCTTCTAGAGCAGATAAAGCTATCAGAAGATCATTTATGGCAAATGCTCGTTATTCTACACAAGCAATGCTGCATCCAGTTCAATACATGCAAGCAAAGGGTGTTGTAAACCCTCAACTAGGTTCAGGTGCTGGCGGCATGATGCTAGGTACCATGGGTGGAATGGCAGCAGGAACTGCCATCGGTGGCAAGATTGGCGGACAAAATGGCGCAATGATGGGTAGTATGGTTGGAATGATGGCTGGCCCAGCTCTTATGAAAGGCGCTGGCAAGATGATTGCAACACGTGCAGCTGCTTCAGTGGCAACTGGAGCAATGACAGCAGGGTTCGGTGCAACCGCTGCTGCCGCTGCAGGACTTGTTGCTCCTTTAGCGGCTGTAACAGCAGCTGGTTATGCTGGATACAAAATGTGGAAGCATTATAAAGAAGGACAGACATTAAATATATCTACATTTGGCATGACAGCTGAAGCTGCCAAAAAAGCTGGACTAAGATTTACTGATTTTGGTTCAAAGATGAAGGATGTTATTCAGGATTCAAGAGATTTAGAGGCGGCCAATAAACTTGTTTATGAAAGCATGAAGGATGGCGGCACTCCATTCCAAATGACTATTGCAGAATATAAAAAACTTAAGGTTGAAGTTAAAGAAACATTTGCTGAGCAAATTAAAGCATTAGATCGTCAGCCATCAAGCAAGGTTCCAGATGCAGTTCGCAGAATTAAAGAGCAGCTTATTGCTGCTGGAATGTCTGCTGACGAAGCAACTAAAAAAGTTTATACAATGCTAAGACTTTCAAATAAGAAAGATCAGGCAATAACAGCTACTGTAGGAAATGCTGAGTTCAAAGGAATAACAGACGCTCAAACTGCAGCAGTTGCATCAGTTACAGATTTTGGTAAAACAACAAGAACTGAAGGCAAAAAAGAAAGAGCAGCATCACTCAATACAGCTTTAATGGCAACAGAAACAGCAATTAATGATTTAATCGCTAAAAGAGAAAGACTGGTTGCAAAAGATAACACTGGTAAAGTAAAGTCTTTAAGCTATGTAGAAGCAGAAAAAATTATTTTAGATCAGCTTAATACATCAAAAGAAAAAAATACAAAAATTACCAAGGAAACTGTTGACGAATTGGCTAAGACTAATCCACAGGTAAGAAAAATAATTAATGGGTCAGATACAATAGTAAGCACATGGCAAAAGATAAGACTTGAGGCTTTGGGCTTTAAGGGAGACCTATCAAAGCTTAGCGCTGAACAAGCAAATACTGCTGCAGCATTATTTACAGCTGTAAGCGACTCTGTTCAAAAAACTAATAGGGGCGGCCTATTAAAAGATCAGTACGCAAACTTAGAAAAGCTTAAAGGCCAAATTGCATCTTATACAAAAGCTCTTAAGGGACAAACCGTATCGCAGCAAATATCAGATAGAGACAGAATTGCCTCTCTGAATAAACAAATTGAAGCAAATAATAAACTTGCTGATGCCAGAAAGAAAGCATTAGCTGCCGCACAAGCAGACGCAGATTTAGGCAGACAAATTGAAAAGACAAGGATGCAGATGCAAAATGCTGCTGCTACTGGAGATACTCAAAAAGCACAGGAACTCAGAATAGATCTTGAGTCATTAACTTCTCAGCAACAGACAGAGTCTCAGATGAAGTCTATAGATAAGGCAACAGAAGCTGCAAATGCTCCTCTAAAAGCAGCAATAGATGCTATGGGCAAAAAGCAACAAGGGCTTGCAGACAGCGCAGCTTTGGCTGGAGAAAGCTTAGATAAGATTAAAGATAAGTATGATAAGCAACAGGCTGCCATTGATAAAGTTAATACATCAATGACCTCGTTATATGCAAATGCAAAGCTTGCTGGTGTCTCTATTGAAGAATATGTTAAGAGCAATAAGACAGCTGCCGCAGGATTAGTTGCTGCTGTAGAGGCTGCGACTGGTAAAAAGATGGACAGATATGTTGTTGGCAAAGATGGCAAGAAAGTCGCAGTATCTCCAGAGCAAAATGCAGCTAAGATATTAGCAGATTCAAAGACTGGCGTAGGTGTTGATGCAGCTGCAGCAAGAGCAATAACTGGTGGCAAAACACTTGCAGATGTATATAATGCTCTTACTGGACAAAAAACATTAAGAAAAGATATTAAGGTTTCTGGAGATTACTCTAAGAGCCTAGAAGAAAAAACTTTTGATGGCAAGAAAGTAAAGGTTTTAAATGCTGAGGCTAGAGAAGCAATAACAAAGAGGTTTGATCTTCAAATTGGCGAGTCTGTTATTGTTAATGGGCAGAGATATGGAATTTCTAAAAAAACTGGCGACATGGTATTTATTGGAGCAGCTGCAACTGGAGTCGAAAACGGTGGAAGGGGAATGTACCTCGTTGGAGAAAAGGGTCCAGAAATTGTTCACCTAAAAAATAAAGCTAATATTATGCCTAATGACGTCATGCAAACATTGGCAGCAGCATCTCCTAGATATAACTTTAACAAAGCTCAGTATAGCGTAAGAGATAATGTTGCTTCTGGTAACTCATATGTAGTTAATCAAACAATATATGCGTCTGACGGAATGGATGTCGAGGCATTGTCAAATATGATTGTTAAAAAAGCAGAAGTTGTCATTGGACAAAAGGCCAAGATTAATGTTAAAATGGTTGGACAAGGGAAGAATATATAATGGCAGCTCTAACTTTACCAGTAGGATCAGCCCTGTTTATACAGGACGCCGCTGGAGCATGGCAAAAATTAACTGAACATAACAGATCTCCAATATCTGTAGATGTGCAGCGTATCGAGCAGTCTTCTAGAATGGCCAATGGAAGCCTTAGAAAGCTGTTTATAGCCGATAAGAAGAATGTGTCTACCTCCTGGAGCATGTTGCCATCATATTCAACTATGACGGTAGATGGAGGCTGGGGGGCGGAAGACATAAAGGCATTCTATTTGAGCGCTAAGGGCCAAGGAACATTTAATGCCAAAATAGCTTATAATTCATCCAGAACGGAAGAATTTGTAGCCAGCTTTACATCATGCTCATTTAATATCATAAAAAGAAATGTAAAAGCAAATGCGGCTGACACAGCACAGCTATTTTGGGATGTATCTATTGCACTGGAAGAAGTATAATGCAGACAGTAAGCCAAGGAACACTAGATAAGATTAATCAGTCATTAGCGTACTCAATGTCTGGAGGATGCTGGCTAGAATATAATATGAATGATTTAATTAGTGGAACTACAATTACTTCTCCAGTGGAGACAGCATCAAAAACAGATCCAGTAACTGGCAAAGCCTATCAGCCATTTAAAAAGTTATTCCCATTGACAAGTATTATAGACCCAAGAAGACCTTCATCTGCTGGTATTAATTATTTTATACTTAATCCAAATGTAATAAGCCAAATACCAAAATATAATGTATCTTCAGATCTGCCAGTTAGAACATATTTTTCTAGCACAAAAAACCAATATAAGTTTTGGCTTTCTCCAAAAGCTGAGGGAATATCTACATCGCTTTCAAATTGTAATTTTACGGTAGAATACCCAATATCAAAAACAGCTGTTGCAAATACAATAGTGGTCAAATTTGAAACATCTTATTCTAAACCAGCAAACTGGAATATTAAAATACAAGATCACTCTGGAACAGAATCTACTATTTCCACAAATGGCGTTGTTCCAGACAATGGAGTATTCCAACTTTACTACAATGGCTCTTCATGGTCAACAACAAAATTTACTACCCCTTCAGTTCCAGTCAATATAAAAAAAATAATTGTAACGGTTGATACCATTAGTGTAGGCGGTTCATTCCTTGGCGTCATTGAGGTAG